AACACAGCACTTCTAATAAGATCATCCGAGCCTTCCGCCACACCTTGCTCTGGTAATACGCCTTTGGGACCTGCCATGGGTTTTGTTTTAATTCGCTTCTTAATTAACTCTTGTTTGAATGCTTCGGGTCCATCACTGGCCATTATATCATCAAAGTCTCGGGTAGCAACACGCAGCCTCTCCATGTCTTTGTTAGACCATTGACGATCTTTCTCACCGCCTTCCGCCACACCTTGTTCTCTCACTGGATATTGTTTGCCGCCGACTCGAATTTTTTCACCAGGTTGAATACCATCTCTTTTGGCATCAACCACTGCTTTACTAAAAGCGTTGCTTTCGTCGGTCACGCTTTCATCATATTTGTCATACTGGTTACGAATCTTGTTCATAGTTGAATCGCTAGCATGATTTCTTCCTGCTTTTTGCAAAGCCTTCATACCTTGATCGCCATACTTCTTTTTACCAATAGCAGCTTGAAATGCACTTTCGTCTACGCTTTCTTCAGTAGGGTGACGCAGTTTGTTCAACACAGCACCTGCCACACGCTTACCAGCTTCTGCACTACCATACTTCTTGGCAGCACCAGCAGCAATCTTACTAAAGTTTTTGCCTGGCTTGCCAATGTCTTTACCAGCAGCAGCTTTCTTGGCTGAATAATCAGCAGCAGCTTCTGTCAACTTGCTCTTGGGTGCAGGAGCAGGTACTGAACCCTCTCTAAGCTGTTGCTTATCAGCCAAGTCGGCCATCTTTTTGTTTAAATCGTAGAAAAAATAATCGCTCATGGTTTATCCTCTTGGTGTTGCGAAAGTAGCAGGCCGTGGCATGCGTTTGACGTCAGTCATTGGACTCTTGGTGTCCTGCTTGATGTCATTGGTGGTTTTTGCTGGAGGTGTTTTGCCGCCGGCTACTGTGAAATCAGAACGATATGCATTTTGCAATACCGAATGCTGATATGGATTACCAGAGTAATCTTTCTTCAATTCTTGCTGTTCAGCATCAGGTGCAGGATAATCGGTATCAGCAATCAAGTCCTTGTTTTGTGCTCGGATGTCTGTGATCTCTTTATCAATGCTATCTGAATATGATTGTGTTAACAATCGGATTCTGTTGGGGCTAAATCCCAACAGCTGAGCCAGTTGTTGCACTTGTGGTTCGATAGCTGGATAACGAAAACTTACATCTACAGATGTTACCATGTCATTTTCTGCTTCAGGAAAATCCTTTAACAGTTTTTGTACAGGGGTAGTTTTCTTGCTTGACATTTTTACAATGTCAAACTGCTCAAGTTTTTGTTCGAGATCTTTGATAAAGGTAGGCGGCACATCACCCAGGATTTTGATCCTGTAGTCATATGTTCTTTCCGATTCAGCGAGATATTGGTGGAATTTTTTCATATCAGTGTCCTATGTGATATTTAGCCTTTTTTGGCATTTGTCTTTCTATCGCCTAACAATCTATCCAATAGTTCGTTACGATCTAGCACATGTCCATGGCCCGGCTGCGGTGCTGCTGCACCACCATCAGCTTGTTTCATATCTAGATTGGCTTTTTTTAACTGTAGATCAATCATTTTTAACTTCTTGTTGAGTTTGGCTTGTTTGGCTGTGAGTGCATGTCCTAGCATAGCGCCTGCCACACTGAAAATTTCAGCAGCAAATCGTGAATCGACATTCATCCCTAAATCCATGAGATCCTTGTAGCTGCCTTTGGCCAAGTCAGCTAGTTCATCCATTTCGTTGTCAGCGGCTGACAAGTCACGCACACCCGGCAAGGCAGCATCAATCTTGTCAATCACGTCGTCGATCTCTGCCATTGCTGTTTTGGTCTCTTCAGGAGTATACACCAATTCTTCTTCAGGGTCATCAAAAGAAGGGGGCAAGTCGAATAACTCTTCAAGTTTTTTAGTCATACCATATTTACCGGATCTGTAATCCTGGTAAACTCTTCATCCCTTACCGTTGGCAAACATGTCTTGTTCGGTTATGACTCTAAAGTGTATACCTGCTCGTTTGCACCAGGCTTGTGCTGCTGCCCATTTGGCATAGTTGACAGCAACCACAGCACGGTCTCGGCTGTTCATCTTGCTTTCAATCACACTTTGATTTTTGGGTTTGATTTCAATCATCTCAGCACGTTGTTGATTACCACGTGTTTGATATGTGATAAAGAAATCAGGAACATACATGGAGTTCTTACCAGTTATGGGATTTTTGTAAGGTATGGCAATACTTTCTGACGCCCATTGCAACACCGCTTTGTTGTTGTCGCAAAATCTCATAAATGAATGCTCCCACCCTGATCTGTACCTAGGTTGATTTTTACCCACATACTTTTCTGGGTTAGTAAGCACGTACAAGCCATTGGCCCATCGACTCATGCCAATACATTCCTTGCTGTGTAATAATTAGGAGTTACACCAGCACCAATGCCCAACAATGTGCTGCCACTTCTCAAGTTGTTGAGATAATAACATAATGTTTGTGTGAGTTGAATTGAATCTTGACCTTGTATATTTGCCAATAGGGTCAGTACTGGTGTACGTGTTTGATCAGCTATTCTAAACAAAGACACAGTGAAGTTACCAGCAGCAAGGTCTGTGGTAAACACAGATTTCATATAGCTGAATACCACATCATATTCTTCTGCGCTTACATAAGTCTCGTAGGTATAGAACTGATCGTAGATCCTAACTGTGAGATCCACATTGGTGTTGAGTGCATTAACTGTTCCGCCCATTATCTAGTCCTAGTCCTATTGATCTGACCACTAGGATCTAAACCGGGATCTAATCTAGGTCCCGGTGGTCTTGGAAAAACAAATCCGCCTGGACTGTTTTGAGCTTGTCTTACTGCGGCTGGGATAGTATTTTTCAACACGCTGTTGAGTGCAGCGTTGGCTTCTTCGTTTACAATTGATCGTATAGGAGCGCCTTTGAAAGTGTTGTAGGCAGTTCCTGCTTTTTGCACAGCACCAATGATACCTGCAACACCGCCACTTTGTAAATCTTCTATAATGCCAATGCCAGCATCCAATAAGCCGCCTTGCCCTAAAACAGTTTGTGTGCTACCCGGTCTTGCCAAACTGCTACGAACATTATCATAGTATGCAGGGTCAGCAAATCCAACCACATTGGTATCAGGCCTGACTCTACCAATTGCACCTGTAAAATATTTTACAGTTTCGTATTCAATGGTCATAGTGTTTTGCATGATACCACCACCTTCACTGTAGTTATAGGTGTCATGATCCCAGCTGCTGATCAAAGGATTGATCAATGTATAGCTGGCCCATTTGTGTTGATTCATACCGTAAATGGTTATGTCTCTAAAGAATGGTGGCTTGCCAGAATTTTGATCTCCCCCTGATCCTACTCCATTGCTGCCGGCATTGCCTTGATTGTAGCTTTCACCAACATATCCCCAGTCGTTGACCACTCGATCATTGGCATAGATATCCCTAGCATTATAACTAAACCCAGGCAAGGTCTGTATAGAACTAATTGAGCCATTCTGTGCCGGTGGGCCATATGCTTGGTTAGGGTCTTTGTAGTAATAACTGTAATAGTTATACCACATGTTGCGTATTAAATCGCCGCCATCATCGTGAAACGTGGTTGTTACAGGCAGGTAGTTAATCTTTTTTTGGATAACTCGTTTGCGGTTGTATTGATTTAGTGTTTCAGTTTCTAACTTGAACTTAGGTAAACTTATGGTTTTGACCATGAGTCCAATGGTGGCTTTTTCTGTGCTGTTGTATATTGCCGCTAGGCTTGGTATCATTGACGTATTGATATTAAAGTAGCAATGAAACAGGAATTTGTTCCGTGGTGCGTACTCGTATCCATTACTACGAAAGGTCTTTGAAGCGTGAGCATAATCTTTAAGACCTTGCCCACCAAAAAAGCCTTTGAGGAAATCTTCTCCCCAGGCCATATATTATTATCCTGTAACTACGTCGTTGACAGTTCTAGCAATCGTGCTACCCACACCAGTTCCGTTAGGCACTTGGTTGGCATTGTCGTACACAATAGTCATAGCAATTTGCATGGGCTTGCTGTCACTATAGCTAGTAGTTCCGTAATCTGCACCTGAAAGATAGCAACCATACAGTTCCCATGTTTCTAGTACAATTGGTGTAGCAGCACCGTTGCCGCCGTCTAGAACTTCGTAACGAGTGGTAAACTTGTAGTCAATACCACTTGCAGCACTGGCCATTTCCAAGAAGTCCATCTGTTTCTGTAATTGTTCGCCAACCAAGCGGCTCACAGCACCTGACGCATCGTCACGTAGGTTACATGTGACATCGCCCCATTTGTATTTGCCAGCCAGCTTTAGATCACTGTTATAAATTGGAATAACAATAGGGTCAAAAGTCAAAGTAGGACGCTTGAAGTCCATGACTTGTTTAGTAAGTTCTGTTCGGGGTGTGCTTATTCCAAAGTTTTCAAATATCACTCGGAAGCGATAGCTGAGTTTGGGCATGAGCAAGCCTTGGTTGCTCGCGCTTTGATCGCTTGCCAAGGGCACTGTCATTCTGGTTAATGATGAAACGGCCATATTTGTAATCTCCTATGCAGTTATTTACCTCTGTTGAGGCCAAAAGAAATGGGGTGTTGCCACCCCATTTCTTAGTCTAGCGGTATCGTTAGATAGAAGCTTGTGTTGCACTCTGTGAGTCAGCAATTGCACCAGTTGCTTTGATACGCAATGGAATATAGATAAATTCCACAGCCTTTACAGGTTCGATAGCAATATCTACCCACAACTCGTTGGCATCAATTCTAGCAGGTGTGTTGTTTGAATCATCACAGATTACCAAGAAGTCATAGATACCACGTTTGGCCACAAGATCAATACACAATCCATTTATGGCATTGGAAATTTCATTACGAGTGATTTGATCATTGGGTTCAAACAAGAATTGTTTGCCAATTTCATCTAACCGACCACGCATGAACGCAATCAGTCGTGCCACGTTAATACGATCCAATGCACTGGTAACACCGTAGATGGTCTTGTTACCAAAGTTGGTAATGCCCACACCAGGTATGAATGTGATTGGGTTAATTTTGTTAAGGTACTCAACGTCGCGTAGACCTTGATTATTACCAATTGTAACAAATTCACCTGTGATACTATTGATATAACCAATTCTAGTAGCATTGTCAATCACACCACGACGTGTTCCAGCTGGTGCCAACCATGGATAGCTAACTGAGTCACTGCGGATAATAGTACGTACCATCATGTGGCTAGCAGCAGTAACCACAGCACTTCCACCAAGGTCGGTAGTCTGGCAACTTGGATAGAACACTGCGGCATATGGAGTACTGGTTGTCAACCCATCTTCTGCAAATATTCCATTACCGCTGTTGTTGGTGGCCCAGGCCGCAATATCAGTACCATTTGATCCTAATCGCATTGGTGTATCACCTACCACGAATAAAGTATTGTTACGCTCATTGCTGAGTGCTACCATGTTAGGAATCAATTCAGGATATGCAGTACAAGCTGCCAAATTGAATTGTGCTTGTTCTTCACGTGCTGTGACACTGGTATCAATACCTGACTTCAATGCAGCCACAATCAATGAACGTTGAGCAAAACGTCCCATATACGGTGAACCGTCAGCTCTGTTACCAGATGCAGTTACCCATGAATTGGTTTCCAACACATCCCAGAATGAAGTTTGTGTCTCTGGATTTTGATTAGTACCGGCTTGAATGGCCACATACAACACTGCGTTATACAATACTTGATCGCCTACTGCATAGGCTGTGGAGCTGGACCAGGTTGGGTAGCTGAAACTGCTGGCATTGAAATAGTCAACTTGGAAAATTTTGACATTATAACCTGATCGGCGTGTGTTCCACAACAACATTCCGTCGGGGTACAGTGTAGGATCTGGTGCATCTACATCTAGATAGTTGCTGGTCAACAAGCTGGTGATTGAAGGCAGATTGTCAGTGATAGGATTTACTGTTCCTGTTGTGCTCCAACGAGCGTCTTCAAACAAAATACCATTTGAGGTTTGTTGATCAGTGTTGTCCAAGGCCACCCATTGATTTACACCATCAACTGCTTGCCAACGATTTAACAATGGATATAGTTCAAGATTG